CTACATTTCGCTTCATCCAGAGGGGTGGGAAGACTCCAGCTATGTGGCCCTCTGCGGCCTGTCCGAGCAACCGATCCTCTGGATGCTGGAGCAGTATCCAAATCTACGCCAGATCACACTTTGCCTGGACAACGACCAAGCGGGGATCGAAGCGACCAAGCGGATCTCGGGTACACTTGCGGAGAAAGGCTACAGTGAAGTCCTGAGCTGCTTCTCTATGCGGAAGGACTGGAATGAGGATCTGCAAGCATCCAAAGGGCTTTTGCATTCTGAGCAGCCCAATGTCCGCAAGCTGGATGAGGTTATGCTGGAGGAACTTATTTCGGATACCTCTGCGGAGGCAGGTAAGCTGGCCAAGTATAAGATCCCTGCACTTCTGGGTCAGCGCAACCGATATCTCCAATTGGGTCTCATCAGCAAAGCAGGTACCTGCCTGAAATCCGCAGCCTTCTATGCCATTTCAGCCGCCATGAGGGAATACCACCAAACGGGAAAAGAAATCCGGCTGGAGGATGCGGCGACCTATATAAAGGCCGTATATGAACACGGCAAAACATCGGACGGTCTTGATTGCCGACTCTCTGATATCCAAACACAGTGCCAAGGCACTCACACTGCGGAGGAAAAGCATCAGATTGCAGAGTCATGGCTCACCTTTGCCGCCGAATGCCTGAGGGCCATTGAGCCAAGTCAAATAATGCGGAGGCAAGAGGCCCAAGCACCAACACTGGCGATGGGAGGGATTTCATATTGAATTCGCCTTTTATTCTCGTAGCAATAGCTGGAGGCTTCCTTTTGCTCCTTGCTCTTGTCACTACCGCTGCCGGGAACTACAATTTGGACGGCATCAAATCCAGGACGGTGGGAGATGGCCAGCACGGAACGGCACGGTGGGCCACCAAGCAGGAGATTGCCCAAAGCTATGCCCATGTACCCTTTACCCCCGACCTATGGCGAAAGGGAGAGAAACTCCCCACCAGTCATCAGGGGCTTATTGTAGGCAGTGAAGGCCCCAGGGGGAAGATAATGGCTTTAGTGGAGACCGGGGATGTCCACGCTATGGTCACTGCGGCCAGCGGCGCCGGAAAAACCGCATTTTTTCTATATCCCAATATCGAGTACGCCTGCGCCAGCGGGATGAGCTTCCTATGTACCGATACCAAGGGCGACCTTTACCGAAACTACGCTGGGATCGCCAAGGACTGCTATGGCTACAATGTTTCTGTTCTCGACCTGCGAAATCCCACCCGCTCGCACGGCAATAACCTTCTCCATCTGGTCAATAAGTACATGGACATCTATAAAGATGATCATAAAAATCTGGCTGCTAAGGCAAAAGCGGAAAAATACGCCAAGATTCTGTCCAAGACCCTCATTAACTCGAATGATACAAACTACGGTCAAAACCAATTCTTCTATGACTCCGCAGAAGGATTGCTGACTTCTGTATTCCTCCTTCTGGCGGAATACCTGTCTGATGAAGATGAAAATCATAGACCCTGCTATAAACGCCACATTGTCAGTGTGTTCAAGTTGGTGCAGGAACTTCTTGCTCCCAGTGACAGAGACGATGAGACAAATCAATTTCAGGAGCTGATAGAGCAGCTCCCGGGAAACCACAAGGCCAGATGGTTTGCCGGTGCCGCCTTGAACTCATCTACCCAGGCAATGGCATCCATTCTTTCCACGGTTCTCTCCCGGCTCAACACCTTTCTGGACAGTGAGATGGAGCAACTCCTGTGCTTTGACACCGCCATCGATGCGGAAAAGTTTTGTAATGAGAAGTCCGCCATCTTCATTGTGCTACCGGAGGAGGACAACACCAAGTACGCCATCGTCTCTCTGCTCCTCCAAAATCTCTACCGTGAGATCCTCGCCGTAGCCGATGAGCAGGGTGGTCAGCTTCGCAATCGGGTCGTCTTTTACTGTGATGAGCTGGGAACGATCCCGCCTATTCAATCGCTGGAACTTATGTTCAGTGCCAGCCGCTCAAGACGGCTCACGCTCGTACCCATCGTCCAGTCCATAACGGGGCAGTTGCAGAAGAACTATGGTAAGGAGGGCAGTGAGATCATCGTAGATAACTGCCAGCTCAATATTTTCGGCGGGTTTGCCCCGGCATCTCAAACAGCCGAGGAAATGTCCAAGGCCCTGGGAAGCAGAACGGTTCTTTCCGGCTCAATCAGCAGAGGAAAAGACAAAAGCCAATCGCTTCAAATGATGGAGCGCCCTCTTATGAGTGCCGATGAACTCAAGGCCATGCCCAAGGGGGAGTTTATTGTGATGAAGACGGGGATGCATCCGATGAAGGTAAAGTTGAAGCTCTTTCTGGATTGGGGAATCACATTCGGCAAGCCCTATGAAGTACCTGAGCAGGCGGAGAGGCCTGTACATTATGCTTCAAAACAAGAACTTGTGATGGCAATTCAGGATCAATCAACGAAAAAGAAAAAACCGCACAGCGGCGGTATAAAGCTGTCAAAAGAGGTGACTTAAATGGGCTTTTTTGATACTATTTACGCCGCAGATTTGCCTCATCGTGCCATAACGGTCTATATGTATCTATATGAGAGGGCCAATAAAGAAGGCGTTTGCTGGCCTGCTGTGTCCACCATATCCAGAGAGTTAGGCCTGTCCCGCTCCACCGTTCAACGAGCCTTGAACGATTTGGAGTACGCTGGCTGGCTCACAAAGGAACCCCGCTGGCGGGAAAACGGAAGCAGCACGTCCAACCGCTATCTCGTTCGAAGATCCTGATTTTTCAAAATGCCCGCCAAGGGGTTACTTTACCCCTTGGCGGACATAGGGAGGGCACCACCATGGCCCCCCAAGAACAACCCATATGAATTTAGCTTCTATATCAGAAGAGAAAATTCTCTTTCGTATTAAATAGTTCGTAGCAGGTTCTCTCATTAAAGGTCAAGTTAGTCCAGATAGAGACCGCATCACTAAATCTACATCCTGATTTTCCAACTCCTGAATTATATGTAAATAGGTTTTTTGCGTTGTCGTCATGCTGGAATGCCCCAAGCGACGAGCAACGCTGGCAATGGAAACACCGGCAAACAAAAGTAATGAGGCGTGAGTATGACGCAACCCATGAATTGAGATCACGGGAATTTTTGCCCGCCTACAATGTCGTGCAAGGATTCCATTCACCGTGGAGTTGTAAACCTTCTCTCCTGTAACAAATATCGGCTCATCGGGGGGAAGCCGTTTTACAAGTTCTGAAAATTGGATAACCGTTTGCCAATCAAGTTGCACCTTGCGTACAGACGACTTGTTTTTGGTTGGTAGAAAACCACCACCATCTTTATAGTTCCACGTTTTGCTAACCGAGAGCAATTGATGCGAAAAGTCAAAATCTCTTGGTGTCAAGGCCAGTGCCTCAGAGAAACGCAATCCCGTCTTTGCCGTTAGCATAATAAGCCAATCCCAATTGATCTCACTCCCCAATTCAAGGCTACTCAGCAGGGTGTGCAATTCAAATTGATTAAGGTACTTCATCTTTTTTGCAGTTGGGGTCTTCCCCTTGATAATCGCTTTGCGTGTTGGATCGCGATCAATCAGGCCATCATCAACAGCATCCAGTACTGCACCCTTTAACTGATGATGAAAATCCATTGTGGTCTGTCGCTCATGAGAAAGTGCGTAGTCATTAAGCATCTGCTGATAGACAACGCGGGTCATGTCTCTCAAACGAATATCAGGAATTAGTTTTTCCAGCCACGCTTGCGCCATATGATACTTGCCAAGCGTAACCTTGCGGACAGCTCCTTCCTTGTAGACCCGGACCCATTGGGCATAGTAAGTGCAGAAAAGGTCGTCTCTGGTAATGGATTCTAACATTTTGAATCTCTCCTTATTAAAAATTTTGAGCTTACGCTGATGAAGGGTGATAAGGTGGTCGAGTTTTGCATAAAATTTCCCTATGGCCTCTTGCTCTGCTTGACTTATAGGGACATGAACACTCATTTCAGCCAGGTCATTAGCGTTAATCGCCGGATAACTTGTTCCAGTGCATCTGTCCAAAACATACTTCAAAAAAATATCAGTCTGTACCAAACAGAGAAGAAAGTGACCATCACAATAGGGGCGCATTTGTGCATATCCAGTTGAAAAAACATAGTCGTTATCAGGCTTTTCAAATAGATGATTGTTTTTCTGATATGGCCTGACAGTCTGATAAAACAGATCGCCCGTTTGTGCTAACCGCTGCGCTCTGGACGGTGCGGATGCTCGTTGTTCCGTTCTGTGGGCAATCATTTCCGTTCCAACAACAGACTCTAAGTCAACATATTCAAACTGCTCTGGAAGGTCTGATTTCGGGTTGAACTCTGCCAGCCCCTCCAGCTTACGCTGTTCCCAAGCGTCCGTAAACTCGGCAAAGCGAACGGCCGGAACCATCTTTTTTCCCGCCATCACACTTCACCTCCCAGCAGGGAAATGAGTTCTTTGATGCCCTTGCAATCATATTCATTGCCGCCAAGCTGCCGGGCCAGCTCAATTAAGCCCTGTTCCGTCTCCTGCAGATCTTTTTCGATATCCTCAAAGGTGCTTTCATACTTCTTTTCCATGTCGTTCAGTTGCTTGACAAAGGCCTCTATCACCTGCATAGGTAACTGTGCCAGCCCGGACACAACCGGTGCAACCCACTTTTCGTCCAGGAGCTCCATTACCTGCTCATCTGTCAAGGTTTCAATAGTCTCTTTGGTCTTCATGTGAAGGGCCACAGACTCTTCTTTAAGCTCCTTCTTGAGTTTTTTCTCCTCGCTGGAAAGAGTGTCCGCATTCTTGAGAATCGCCAGCGTCTCCGACTCACACTCCTGTGCTTTAATCGCCTTTTTAACTTCTGACCAAACAAAAGCATCACTGGAATCGTTGGTGATATCCTTCTTATCCTCCTCGTTGAGAGTATCCAGCAGTTCCTCATACCGAGAGGCAATTTCAGAAAGACGAGCCTCTTTCTCCTGGATTGCAGTCAACTCTGCCTTCAAATACCGCTCCTGAACCATGGAAAAGGGTAGCACTCGACCGGCCCAGCCCTCCTGAACCTCCTGATCTTGCCCATCTTTCTTTTTCATCACCATATAGGGATCCACCTGCTTGGTAGCAGAAAAACCCTCTGTCTGAATAATTTCCAAGTCAACAGAAATATGGTTCCACGCATCATCCAGCATCTGGTATGCCTCATAAGGATCCACCAGCGGAATGTCAGAAAGACGTTTGAACATATCCTCGCTCAAAATAGATTCTTCCTGATTGCGGTTCAATGTCTCCATCTGATCCAAGAGTTGCCCACGTAGGAACTGAGGAAGTGTGTCCAGAGCAGCATGGTACCCATCCAGAAAATCTTTCACAGACGGATGATCAAAAACAACCGTCTTTACATCACCATCCGCAAAGGTATAATAGGCGCCGTTCTCTGAGTGCAAAAGTGCCTCTTTTAAGCCGGGGAATGCTACCCAGTGAGCCTTCATCTCTACCAATTCAGTCTCTGGAATGCCACCAAACATAGATGCATACAGATCCCAGCTCTCTGCCTTTTCGGACGAGTCTACATATCGAGGAATATTGAGGTTGTAGTCGTTCTGGCGTATTTCCTCCCTACTGACAACCTTGGCGAACTTCTCGACATTCTTCCGGGCAATTACCACATCAACTATCTTCTTAATGTCTCTGGCTCGGAGCTTGTTGTTTTTCCCTTCCTTGGCAAATCCTTTGGATGCGTCAATGATCAACACATCAGTGTTGGGCCTACGCTGCCGAAGCACCATGATGATGGTAGGAATGCCAGTACCAAAGAAGATGTTAGCGGGAAGTCCAATGATAGTGTCGATATGGTTCTGTTCAATCAGGTTCTTGCGGATGGTACCCTCCTCGCCACCACGAAATAAGACTCCGTGGGGCAGAACAATGGTCATAATTCCATCCGAAGTCAGGTGATAGAGGTCGTGGAGCAAAAAGGCATAGTCCGCCTTCCCCTTGGGAGCCAGTCCAAACCTGGCATACCGGGGGTCGGTATCCTTGCCTTCAGGGTTCCATGCCTGGCTATACGGGGGATTAGAGACAACGGCATCTACATAGAGAGGATCGTAGGTACCCACCGGGTCAGCATCGTCAAAGAACGGCCAGTCCTCCTCCAGCGTATCACCGTTCCGAGTAACTATGTTGTCGGGAAGAATGCCCCGCATGACTAAATTCATTCGGGTCAGGTTATATGTATTTTCTTTCAGCTCTTGAGCGTAGTATTTTATCTTATCCTCGCTACCCATATATCGAGCCACGCACTTGCCAATGTTAATGAGCAGAGAGCCAGAGCCGCTGGTGGGGTCATAAATCTTGATCTCCGTGCGATCCTTCAAATGATGGGCAACGATCTCGGACATCAGCAGTGAAACCTCATGGGGAGTATAGAACTCCCCGGCCTTTTTCCCGGCGTTGGCTGCGAAATTACTGATGAGATATTCATAAATAAAACCAAGCACATCGTAGTCTTGCTTGCCATCCATAGGGATGTCCTTGATCAAGTGAAGAAGCGCACTAATGGCCTTCGTTCTGGCGCCAGAAGTCTCACCCAATTTAGAGAGCCCTGTTTCCAGTGTTTTGAATATCCCCTCAAATACCCGGCGGTGAGTGGGGTTGATTAGCCGGGCAAAAGAGGACAAAGCATCAGTAACCTGACCAGCCTCGAAATCGCTGCCTTGGCTTAGCCAAGTAGAAAACAAATAGGGATAGGGAATGAAGTAGCCAATGTTCTTGCGGACAAGTTCCACCACTTCTGTGTTCTCCTCTGTCAGCTGGGGAAGGTATTCATCTGTCCAGTCGTGTTCCTTGAGGTATTTGACCTCCTTATCCGAAAGGAACTTATAGAAAATGAAGCCAAGGATATAATCTTTATATTCATTGGCCTCGATTTTGGATCTCATTTTATTGGCAGACTCCCAAATTTTTGATGCCAATTGCTGCTTGTTCATCTGTCTATCTCCCTCCGGAATGTTTTATTTTTCCCACTCTAAATCTATTTTTCCGTTTTCATAGGTAAATTTCCCGATTTTATAGTTTGCTGCATCAACAAACAGCCACGGCTTCTCGTTTTCTGGTTGAGAAGTTCGAAGTATTATCGCTGCATCAAAATCTTCCTGATATCGTTCTCCAAAGCGATTTTCTAAAATGAAACTCAAGCATATCTTTCCTTTGTGGAAAGTGCTTTCAAAGAGTTCTTCTGTTCCCAAAAATATGACTCTTCCAACTTGGCCAGGGTTCAAAACTATTTTTAGATTATCAAGTCCGATATAACTTTGTCTCCAACCAACATTCTCTTCTGAGCCAACAAATCTAATCCCATTATATTGGACAGACAAACAAGCTTGGGTAGTATTGGTAAGCAGGAATTCAATAGACATTACTTTCTTATCAGGCTTTTCCCAATCAACACCAACATCAACACAGATTGCTTCCTTTGCTTCAGATCTACTTAATGATAATAACCGCCCCTGAAGAATCTTTACATTCCAATCGGATACAAATACAAAAGGACGTGTTTCAAGTCGATACCTATTTTCCTCTAAAAGCATAAGTCGATGATTCGTTTCATTTGCATTAGCATTTTGGATAAACGCTACAATTCCCAACACAATAGTGCCTATATATGTAATTAAGTCTCCCGCTTCCCATACAGCCTGCAGCCAAGGGCAAGGTGCTGGAATCGAAAATAAAATGTGTACTATTACAAGCACAATTATCGCTATAGCAGCTAAGGTATTTGCATCTTTCCGATTCAATGTGTAGCACCTCACTCGCTGTTTTGACTGTTTCCCAGATCGGCTCATTTCTTATCAGATCATTACCTACGTTTTCTCGCTCCCCGGTCATACGCTAACCTGCAAATTTAGCCAGCTACAATTCCTTGAGAGAACCATCATCACATTTATTGATTCCTTACTGGGAGAGCTTTTCAAATGCCAAGCGGACAATTTCCGCCATAAGTATCCTGCGTTTCTCCAAGAACTCAAAATAGTCCATGGTTTCAAAATTTTCAGGAAGTGCATTTTGCTTGCAGGCAAGAGCATATCCTTCCTCGCCAAGTTTTTCTCTGTATCTCGCAACATACTCTGAAGGCGGATCATCAGAGATATCAATATTCCTGGCATAATCCAAATAGGTAAAGTTTGCGATCTGATTGCGGTCACGCTCTGCAGTTATTCCTATTGTCTCAAGATAGTGCTTCGGGAAAATATGGTGTTTATCAATAGCGTTCTTTGTACCGCTGGCACCGGGTCCAAAATAGTGGATCAGAGGAGTGGTACTAAAGAGCATGGGATAGCCCAACACGTTAAAGGCAGCAATATAGCCAAACCATGCTGGAGATTGCGAGGAGGAGCTGTTTAACTCATCCGGCAGGTTATGAGTAAAGTAGTCCTCCGTAAATCTGGTCTCGATGCTACGATTCAGATATTGCACAAACTCATCCGCTGAATGGATGTCCCGAAGGTCTGCATACTGCGCTTCAGCATCAGACTCAACGGATCCAGTATAGAACCCCGTAATTGTAGAAACAAATATCCATCGCTTAATAATTCTATTAAGCTCAAGCGCAGGAACCTTAAAATCATATTTACCCATCAGATACAGAACATAGGTGAACATCACTGCGTTCTTGGAGGAAATAAGGCTACTACTGCGATAACCGGCATCCACAAAAAGGTTCATCGCTGCGTGCCAGTTGTTCAAATCCAATACTCTGCCCAAAGCTTCTCTGAAAATCGCCAAATTCTCTTCTTGAATTTGCTTGGAAAACTCCCCTGTTTTTAGATCCTTTCCTCGCAGGAGCTTGTAAGCAAAACTCAGTCGGGCTCTCTGAAATCCAAGACCTACTGCCGCACGAATCAGATGTACAGGATCCACCTCAAGGATTGGATTGTAGGCCGTCCCATTTTGGGGAATGCGTGACTCGGCGCAGAAGGCATTAATTCTATCATGGATGTCATTATCATAGACGGCCAGAAGGGTCTCAATAAAGTTCTTCTCCGTAAGGTTTTGTCCACCTGAGTTGACCCGGACGAAGATATCGGCGACATCCTCTTCCGATGCCTTTGCGCTGATTTTGAGAGTAGGAAGTGCATAGATAGAGAGATCAAGGAGTTCTTTAATGCTCTCCTCAATCCTGTTCTCCTCATCGTCAGTTAATAGCTCCAATCCTTTTTTGGCCCTGCCCTCGTTGCATTCATTGATAAATGCTTTTCTATACTTGGATACCGCATGATCCCGGTCGGCCTCAAAGACATCACTGATCTGGGTAATCCACTCAGAGTTGTTTTTATAGCTTATCGACCACACGGCAAATTCTTTCGTCAGCGGATTAAAAGAAATGCGGATAGACCTTTCCTTGTAATTCTTATCCTTGACCTTCGCTCCATATAAGGCAGCAAGGAGGGCGGTCAGCCGCTGCTGACCATCAATTACGAGATCCTCAGGCTGCGTATAGCTTTTCCCATTTGTACCAATGGGCGATGCATTGCCATATCCCTCTGGTGACGACCAGAGCATAATATAGCCAATCGGGTAGCCCTTCATCATAGAATCAAGGAGTTCCCTGACCTTGCTATCCGGCCAGACAAAAGGACGCTGAAGATCTGGCAACCCAATCTTTCCATTCTTTACATCAGTGAGGATTTCTCCCACCTTGCTGGGGATATTGGTAAAAATCTCTTGTCCCATATGTATGCTCCTCACTTTCCAGCTTTAGAGTAGAACTTAACAATTTAATATTACACCAGTTCGGCATTTTTCGCAACGCCTATCCATACAGATCCATCCAATTTCTTCTATTTTCACTCTTTCCATCTATGGCAGACAAGCACACCGTCTTCGGTAAAACATACACAAATCGGAGGCACACTAATAAAGCACCTGCCATGTTCAAAAAAACAGGCAGGTGCTTATACAAACTTTACGATATCATTAGGAGTGCATTCTAAAATTCGGCACAGCTTTTCTACCGTGATGAGCGTGATATTCTTTCCCTTTTTGAGAGAGTCAAGGGTTTTATTATCAACGCCCTCTTTTAAGAGCATGTATTGTGTGATGCCCCTATTCTTCATTGTTTCCCATAAAGGGCCATAGTCTATCACATGCAACCCACCTCTATGCCTTGGTGAGTTTCATTATATGGAGATTGTGAGAAAATAAGTATTGTGGAGATTGCCACAATATAGTATAATGGGGGCGGAGGGATAAAAGTGCGAGAGCAAACCTGCTGCTTTACAGGGCACCGAACAGTCCCGGAATGGCAGCGAGACAGCATTTCCGTGGCGCTGCGGGTCACGATACGGAATCTCATTCTAAGTGGGTACCAATATTTTGGAGCTGGCGGCGCCCTGGGCTTTGACACCATGGCGGCCCAAATGGTTTTGAGCTTAAAGGCAGAGTTTCCAAACATCAAACTCATACTGGTGCTGCCGTGTAAGAATCAGACCGACAGGTGGAGGGAGAAGGATCGGGCCATCTATGAAGAGATCAAGGCCCAGGCAGATAAGGTGGTCTACATCACCGAAACCTATACCCCGGACTGCATGATGCGCCGCAACCGGCATCTGGTGGATTACAGCAGCGTGTGTGTTTGCTACCTCACACGGAAGCAGGGCGGAACAGCTTATACCGTTGACTATGCTCACCATAAGGGCGTCCGGGTGATCAATTTGGCGCAAAAGCAGTAGGTGCGGCCTGGGTCGCCGCCATGAAGTCTTGGGAAGAGGGGTCTATTTACGACCCATAAAATAATTTTTTGAAGTCCTTTGTTTCCGTATGAACTACTCTGTTCAAAACGCGGACGAGCGAAGGCCAGCACGGGGAGATGGTTTCCATCTCTCCGTGCTGCTATTTTAGTCATACATATTTTGCGACTTTGTGCTAAACTCAACTTATAAAAAGTGCGCTCCAGATCGAAAGTGCCAGATGAGCAGTAAAAGTATGCATCATTGATCCTCCCCTCGCAGTAGAATTAAGGCTTTCACCACATTTTTCTCAATGGTGATGGCTATAGAATTCGAGGTATGAGCATCGCCAAGATTATTGCCCATATCAGAAAGAAAGCCATCCAGCCCAATACATTAAGCCAAAACCTCATCCCAAGTTCATCTCACTTTCAGAACGGTAGGCAGGGCACCCAATTTTCATCACACCATCTAATTATTGAACCAAGGATTGTCACACTGCCAGCACTTGGCTTCCTTGGTCAAATCCACTTCGATGGGAGGATCAAGCTCGTCCAAAGTTGATTGATCATCACCATTCTGTACTACCCGGCAGATGGCTTCACACTCCTCTGGCTTCACCTCTCGTTCAATAAGAGGGCAAAAGAAGGTTGGCGGGTCAAAAATCGTCCACTCTGGCGGTATCTCGTTCTCTTCACATCGGCGAAGAATGTGCTTTGTATTAAACGGATCAAAAGGCGGCTTGTCTTTGGGGTAAGCCTTAATACTCTCAATGCGAACTACCTTTTCCCGGTTACCCTTCCCAGCAGGAACCCATGCAAAATCACCTACCGAAAGAGTCTCATCCTCCGTCAGATAGTAATAGGTCTGCCCTCCACGCTGGAAGGCACAGGAGCAAAAAATCAGTTCCGGCTCTTTTACCCGGTTAGACCTCATAAACAAGTCTGGATCAAAGATTTCCAGCCTTTCGTAGCGGCGAAGAAATGCTGCAAGGCCGTTCAGAAAATGTCCCAGATCACTGGGCACTCCAAACTTATCATAGTAGCCACTTCGCTCGACCCGCCGCCCATCAGAGAGTTCCAGCGTGATAGAATAGAGCCGCTGATCCGCCGGATCCTCCACCGCTTCATCGGGTATCTCTGGCACTTTCTCAAATAGGTTCGGGCCATAATTATCCAGGAATATGTCCACGCCTGTAAAGAAACGATAGGAGTGGCGAGTCTCTACCCCTCCTCCCCACTGCCTGACAAGCTCAATGGCCGCTGAAGCCCGGTCGATCTGTAAACGTTCTGTGGTTTCAAGGGTTGTCACATAGTCCTGTGGGCCAAGAACAGGATCTCGCTTGAGCTGTACCGTTCTGTGGTAGTCCAGCGTCACCCGCTCGATATGTATTTCCTCTCCATAATCATCGAAAACCATGAGGTCTGGCATCAAAGTCCGCTCCTTCCTTGAGCTATTATAAAAATATCACGTCTGCTGTCCAATAAAGCGGACTCAATATGCATAGAGGCGATTTCCTCCAAACAGGAGTCAATCGCCTCGGTATGCAGAATTCAAATACGGAACACTCAGAGGAAGAAGCCCGGAGCCTCTTGTGCCTCCTGCGTCAGTGCGTCATAGGAAGCTAATGTCTCATCAAAGTCTCTCTGGCTGGGCACTTTCCCTGTTTTTGTTGAGCCGCAACTTTTCCCTCTGTTTCTGCTGATCTATCAGGCCTTCAGCCGATAGGTGCGGTTCCGATTTCCGCCTTCAGCTACGACTGTCCCCTCGTTGATCATCTCGCTGAGGATCCGTCTGGTTCTTGCATCTTTCACGCCAAGCATATTGGAAATATCAGAGCACTTCGCAGAAGCATGATCTGTGAGATATTCAAGAATCACAGTTTTCTGAGAAGCCGTTTTCGCATACTTCTCGCCATTTTTTATCGCTACTTTATTATCGCTACTTTCATCATTAAGTAGCGATAACGATAATAGAATTCTGTCCGGCTCAAAGAGTTCTGTGATGGCTGGCTCGTTCCAGCCCTGCTCCCGCCATACACGGAAGATATTTGGAATGCCGCTTCCGGCCCGCTCACCGATATCAATCAGATTAAACATTTTCAGCATGGCCCCATTCCGGGGATCAGAAACGCCGCCGCTCTTTGCTGCGTCAATCTCAATGCGGAAACTACCAGGGTTGGCCATGGTGATGCTGTCCCGCTTCTTGGTAATGACCAGCCCCTGTCTGCCGTAATAATCCGCATTGACCAGGCAGTTGGCCAATGCCTCACGGAGTGCTTGATGCACAGTGGTATCGTCCACTCTTGTTCCACCCTCCATCTTGAAGGGCACCTTGATATCCTGGATCAGCTTGTTGTAGACCCGGAAATAGAAGTCGTACACATTCCCGCTCCAGTCTCCAGAGGAGGAAATAATCCGGTCGGTCCAGCGGGTGTTGGCGTCATACCTCTCCTGATAGTCCAAGAAGTAGCTGTTGAACTCACGCACGATATCATACTCGTTTCCGAACATGAGAAGTCCCGCAGAAGTTGGATGCTTCTGTCCATCGGATCCGATGCCCACAGCCCCCAGCTTTAGGAGAAAGTCTTCCTCCTCCAAGGCTTCCCATACATGTCCGGGACGAGAGAGCCGCATCCTCTGTCGGTAGCTACGGATGCTCTCTTTGTTGAATACCGTCAGGTCCATCTCGTCCAGCACAAGCATATCCTGGGTTTTCACCGAGGCGTCCCGCACCATGGCCTGATACTCCTCCTTGGTACAGCGGTAATCCCCCTCTCCGTTGCGGCGATAGGTGCAGAGGGGATTGCCATCCACATAGACCGGCTTGTAGGATCGCTCCGCCCTGGGCACATTTATGACCACAATGCGGTCGCCGTCCACCTCCTGGACAAATACGTCCTTGGCAGAGAGCACATTTACGCTGGTCTTGTTAGGATTATTGAGAATATCCCAGAACTCCTTGATGAGCTTCTCCGGGTCAGGCAGGTCTACCGTATGAAAGGACTTATCTGGCATCTCCTCCACACCCAGCAGGATGATGCCGCCGTAGGTGTTGGCGAAGGCAGAGTAAGTCTCCCAGATACTCTTTGGCAGTCCACCCAAGGCTTTCTTTGCCTCAATGCGGTTATTCTCCCGGTATTGCTCAATATTGGAAAAATCGATCATGCGAAACGCCTCCCCTTCGAGGTATATGATGGAGTTGTTGTCCTCCTTGGTTGTGGTTAAAATACGGTACTCCTCCCGAGTCACCATTCCGTGCTGCAAGTTGGGCTATGACTGTGAGAAACCTTTCCCCTCACTATAGGTTGCACTCCTGGCGCCCAATACCTATTTCCCCCATAAAATCATTGCTGGGAATATAGGGGAGGTTGAATCGATGCCCCAAGCGATTCAGCTCAGCCAGTTTTACCAGCATCAGATTGATATTTACTTCAAACTCATTGGAAGCAGCGACTACATCATATCCATTCTTTAAGCACTCCAGAAGTTCATCATTCCCGATTAGGATATGAGATGCAAAGGCATTGGCCTCATACTCCATACGGCTCCTCATATAGAACAGATTGAACTCTTGAAGGCCGCTCCCCACCTTGGCCTCCGCCCGGTGGAGCGAATCATGTCCCAGCTCATGAGCAACGACCATCCTTCTGTGGATATAATCCAGATCTGCATTAAGAATGATGTGCCTTTCCTTATTCCGATAAGTGTACATTCCCAGCAGATCCGTCAGCCCTCCAATATCGTGAAGGTAAATCCCTGATTGCACCGCTATGCTTACCGGATCTCTCGTTCCATAGAACTGGACGAGATGATCCGCCTTTTTATAAATATCCGTATATTGCTTCCTCATGAGCAACCACCTCCCCACCCAATATGCTATCAGGTCAGGTGTCCAATAAGAGGGACTAACTCACATGGCGAATCGTATAAGCTAAATTATAGGGTAATCCCTCAGCCTGTCCATCATGGGAGCTCATATCAGGTTCGATTCCGCAGTCTCTGAGCTTTTCAAACAGGACAACGTGAATTTCAAACAGGGGAACTCCGCAATAGTCTCCTGCGCAAATATCGAAATCTGGAAACACCTGCTCCATAGCCTCTGTTGTTGTGATCGATGTCCCCTCTGGCAGCCCAGCCACATAGTCAGCCAGTTTATTCATTATCATTTCCTGTTCCCCAGTCAAAATGATAACGTCAGATCCTTCATCATCGCTGTCTTCCTCCTCCCCTCGCATCAAGCACACAAGCTCCCTGAAATTGTATGGGAAAGAGTTATCACCATGGAAGGTGATTCGATCTCTGGGATCACTTCCATATCCAACAGAAAGCTCCCACTGCGTTCCGTCCATTACTCTATAACCAAAGCGGCTTGTAGAGTAATAGCTACGCCATTCTCCAAGGTGCAATTCGCCAAGTTGAGCAAAAAACTCGTTTTTAGGCAGACGGAGTGTAGGAGCCGATAGGTCTTCTTCAAAATCCGTTCCCGGCATGTGGAGGTTACTTTGTATCGTGACCTCCTTATCTGTCACGGTGGCCTCAATAATCTCAGTCCCGGCAAAAAAGCCGCCTATTAAAAGCGAGAGCCTGGAAATCTCGGGAAATCTTCTCTCAAATTCAAGGACTTCTTTCTCTGCTTTAGATAGCTTATACTCTCCGCCAAGGCGAGCATACTCCTTCTTCGCACACTCCAAGTATTCCCGGAAGGCATATATCTGTGTCTTCTCATCTGGCGTACTATGTTCATACTCGTCAGAATCAGGAGCTTCAAGGCAATTTTTCAAAGAGCCTATCTGATATTTTAGGCTCCGAATCACTGAAAGTATCTGCTCTTTTGTCTTACCTTTTAGCTCCGACTCATAATAAGCTTCTGGACTCATCATCATGAAGGGCCACCCCTCTCAATCACCAATTCTCACACGGGCTCCCGATATTTCTTCGGAGTGTACTTCTCCACATTTCTGGCCTTGGACTGCCAGTAAATCTCCTGAAGTGCCTTCATAACAGCATCCTTGTCCTCATCGGAGAGATCGCCACCAGCATAGAGCGCAGACATATCCGAGATGAGTTTCTCTGCCTGTTTCGCTCCCCGGCCACCATACTCCTCGGTTGCCTTAACAACAAAGCTCTCGTTCTCGCCCATTAGATATTGCACATCGACCTGAAGTGCATCTGCCAACTTCTGATAGTTTTCCCGTTTCCGAGGATACATCTTGCCGTTTTCATAAAGGCAGATTGTTCGCAGAGAGATGCCGCTGGCTTCCCCAAGCTCTGTCTGGGTCAGTCCAGCCGACTTTCGGGCCTCTTTTAATTTTTCTCCGAATGTCATGGTGTTCCCTCCAATTTGAAGTTTCGCGGGCCGTATTTTGAAGTCTAACATCAAATTTTCTCTTGACATTTGACGAATGCCTGTTATAATTACAATCGAACTTGATGTTTAACATCAAATAAATCATACTATTAACATCAAATTTTGTCAAGGGATTGAGGTGAAAAAAGTGGAAAGAACGATCCTGCATAATATGGAAACTCAAAACAAACATGCTTTTCCGGCAGGGGAAACTGCCGAAGGGTCAGTAATCATTGACCCCGATATTTTTGGTGCCGGTGGGAATCTATTTGTCCTCCGTGCGAACGGAAATGGTATGCATGGAGCAGGGATCAACTCTGGCGATTTACTCATTTTTGACTCTGACAGGAAACCTCAAAACGGGGACATTGTGATTCTTTCCTTTAACGGGCAACAGGTATGCCGCCGGGTCTTCTTTGAGGGGGAAACACTCCGTGTCCGCCGTGAGGATGGGGAAACCCCGGACACCATCATGGATGACTATGTAATCTCCGCCGTCCTCATTGGCTCCATGCGAAAATACATCTCTTAGGGAAGGAGTCTACAGATAAGATGCCCTACTTGTCCCGCAATGATCTTGATGCCCTGGGAGCAAGAATCTACTCTGACTATAAGCAGCTCCAAAGTCTCCAAGGGCCGCAGCTCCAGAAGGTAGAGCCAGAAATCTTGGCCCATGAACTGTGTGGACTGAACGTTGAATACTACCACCTGTCACAGAGCCGGACTGTCCTCGGGCTAACCTCAGTGGCTAAGGTTGGTGTTAAAGTAATTGATACTGAGGGTAATGGCCTTGTGTACCGATTGGACGGGAGGACCATTCTCATAGAGAAGGATCTCCGAGACAATGAGGAGCAGCGTGGGCGTTATCATTTTACCCTATCTCACGAGGTCGCCCATCAGATTCTTGACCGGCTCTATCCTGAGCAGACCAGATCTATAGCCACCAGAGTTCATTACTCAAAGCAGACGGATCGGCAGCCTTACCCGATCTCCGATTGGACCGAGTGGCAGGCAAATGCCCTGGCCTCTTCGCTCCTCATGCCGGTGGAACTGGTATTTAATGCTCTCTGCCGATTTGACTTATCTGGGGGAATCAAACTTCTCAACCGGGTATTCTCCCCAGAAATCTATGAAAGGTTTTGCCAAGCCGCAGCACTTCTCGGAGTATCCAAGCAAGCCTTTGCTCTCCGCTTAAAAGGGCTTGGAATGTTGGATAAGGACTATTTAGACGACCCTTATCGGCTCGTTGATGTGGAGGTGTGAATCATGGCAAGAGTGGATCCCAAAGCCTATGACCCGGATCGCTATGATGCCGTCAAAAAGGACCAGGAAGAAATCAGGCGAAAATGTCGGGGCATAATGACCATGGTACGCATATGCCCATATTGTGGTTTCCGAATTGAGCAAGTTGCAAGAGGAACCCATAGCTATACATTTACCAAGTGCCAAAACTGCGGAGAGGAAGTGGTATTCCCACCTTTGTCCTTCCGACTGGCCAGATAAGATATCTCCAAAAAACTTAATACAGAAGAAAGCAAGTATCGTGCTACGGAGCCGCTTGAAGCGTTGACTGCCAAATGCCGCTTGATTTAGACCATCTCCCCAGGGAGAAGTCTATCCAAGTGGTACTGTCAACACTTTCAAGCGGCTTTCTTTTACGCTCATCGGTTCCGGGAAAGGAATCAGATGAGCATATATCAGTGGCAATCCCCGGTTGCCCGTTATCCCTAAAGCTCCTCTCAGAACAACCAAAAAATCTGAGAGGAGATCAAACAGTGAGCAATTGGAAAGAAAAAAGGAACTACTGGAAAGTAAAAGACTGCCATGGGAAAGTGATATCCCATATTATCAAGATTGGCGATCAGCAGATTGAAGTCAGCGAAGAAGTCTTTCGCTGCTATTCTCAAGGGGATCGCCGGGAGCGGTATATCTTACAGGATCAGAAGAAAAGCCGTTTCTTGTCGATTGAAAAGCTGATTCAGGATGAAGTCAAGGAGAACTATGTAGGTGTTCCCTGCACGCCAAGCTACCAAGATATCTTCATCGAGCAGGAGGAGGAAGCGGAGTGGTCACGTTTGAAGGGAAACCTTTTGCCAGCCCTTCTCTCGCTGAATAACGATGATCGTGCCTTGATTACCAAGTTGTTCTACGATGGATACACCCAAGAAGAACTGGCAGCGGAATTGGGTGTTTCTCAGTCCGCCATCAGTCAACGGCGTGACACTGTTCTCCGCCGACTCAAAAAAATTCTAAAAAAAGTCTAAGAGAAATCCTTATACTTTCCCATTTTTTCGGGAGGACAGTGAGGGGACTTTTTCTTTCACCTCTCGGTATAGCTCTTTGAAATCTGAATATCCGATCCTGAACACGTTCCCGGCAGAGGCTCCAAATGGAGCCAAGCGACAACGGAGGGTGCGCCAAGACCACCTGTGTGGAGTTGCTCCACATCAATGACGGCCAATTAAGGTGCAGAGCGGTCCCGCCCGTCCGAAAAACAGCTTGTGGTAAGTTGTCTCGCCAAAACCCCTGCCGGTGGATACTTCCGTCCCGTCCCAGCCCCCCTTGACCGGGGGATCACGCAAGGAGGGCGGCTGTGAGAGATCCTCACGGGGGTGAAACTCCCATGACAGGGCCTAACCAGCCCGACTTCAGGCAATCGCCCTGAACCCTTCCATCTCATTGAAGGGCTCTCACTCTTGGGGAAGTAGTGTCGAATACAAGAGTTATAGCAAGAACGATAAAAGAAAGAAAACATTGATTGTAGATACCGCGGGCACCGGCCAGAATTTGGGGTCGGTGCCCGTTCATGTGCAATCAAACGAGAGAAGTATCCGGGGGAAGACTGCCGCAGAGTCACTTTCAGCGCTTTCACAGATCGATTTATCTACCAATTGATAGGCTTCTGTGATAAAATGATAGTAGGCTATAGGCCAATTCAATTGGAGGTGTAATAATGAACACAGCAGAATATACTTCTTCCATGCCGCCCGGAACTACCCGTCCCTCTCGACTCTACACAGACTATCACAACCCGAAGTACAACATAGTATCATTGGTGGCCTTCCTGATAGGCGTAGAGAAACGCCACTTCGAAAATGATTATGAGCCACCGAAATTGGACATATACGAATCTCTGGAAAAAGACAAAAATGCCCGAATTGTGCGAAACCTCTGTCGGATCAGAACAGGATTTGAGCAGAACTACGCCAAAATTCGTGATGAGTTCCGCTATAACATTAAGAATATTGGAAGCGTGCCCGACCTGATCCCCACAGATGCTGTAGAACAACTGGCTCAGGATGGTATTTCTCTTCACCGGGGGAAACCAGACAACGACACTTATCTGATTGCCATCAATAAAGAATTGAGCAATCGGCTTGGCAATTGCAAGGCGTTATTCCCAGACTGGCTCAATTGGGATTACATAAAGGCCCTCTTCCTCATGCCGAATGGGATGAAACCCGAGGGATTGAAAGCGGCATGGGCTGAGTTTGGGAAAGACTGGAGCCGCTATCCGTATCAATGCTATATTAACTGGGCTGGCGACACTGCCGGAAACATCCTATACTGTGATGAGAAGTTTGTCCGCCTTCTCTATGAGGCTCACGAAGATCAATTCACTGACCTGAGTTTGGTGAAAGATGTAGGTGATATAGTCCTCGACAACATTGCCTCTTTCATTGAAAACAGTGAAAAGGCTATTGTGGTCGTGGACTGCGAAAATTCCGACCCAATCAAGTTGGCCGCTGCATTGAGTAGCATCTCAAAAACCGGCCTTGCCAAAATCCAGAAGGTTCTCCTCTTCGACAGCAACTACACCAACGATGGTTGGAAGATAATCTCCGAGACAGAAAAAGGGCAGGATAAGCCAGGGGCCTTTAATTGGAGCATTTTATCCTCAGTCGCCGCCTTTCCGATTGAGCGATTTAATGTCCCCCGATTAAATGAGCGGAAATCCCAAGTGGACATGACTTTGGCTGCAAACACCTGTAAAGAGGTCTACACCAACGGAGTAGACTCCGTTATTCTCGTATCCAGCGACAGCGACTACTGGGCTCTAATCCAAACCCTCTCTGACGTTCATTTCCTGGTTATGGTAGAGAGCGGGAAGTGTGGGCAGGACATTAAGCGAGCTTTGGCAGAAAGGAAAATCCATTACTGTTACCTGGATGACTTCTATACAGGCGCCAGTTACACGATAAAAACGAAGGCTCTTGCAAAGTATATTCAGGATGCGATTAACAGTAGAGTCCAAATCAATGCTCAATCCCTTCTGGATGAGGCAATTCACAACACATGGGTACGGATGACCGATAAAGAGCAATCAACCTTCTACGACCGCTATCTCAAGAAGATGCGCATTGAGCTTTCAAAGGATGGAGCGATACGTCTCCTACTTGGTGAGTAAGGAAATCCAGAAAGGAATTGCCTCAATAGCAATAGCGAGGATTTGAATTACATAAGCAGCTCCAAAGGGCACCGGCTTTGCTGGTGCCCTTTTTGCACCATATTTTTGTAACTCCGGGAGGAATCTTTTTAAATGGAAAATGCCAATCTCGATTTTTGTGGGATCGTCAATCTCATCAAGGCATTGATAGATGCCAATGCCTGTACAAAGGAAGAAGCCAAAAAGGTCGCACGGCGAATTGCCTCAAAGATTGGGGCAGATATCATTCTTTCTTTGGAATCTTAAAATGGGAGGCGCAGACAATGAAGAAAGCACTTGGAAAATCCCCCTGTGAAGGCTGTAAGCGACATCCAAACTGCCCTTCTCCCTGTTTCCCGAGGCGGGACTGGCTACGCGGCCAGAAGAAGAAGTTGAAAGGGGCCTTTTCCATGACAGAGCAGACTCGATAATTATCAAAATTCAGCACTGGACAGAAGCGAGTTTATCTGCTATAATTTTTAGGCCTATCCGGGTATAGCGAAGTTGGTATCGCGCCTGGTTTGGGACCAGGAGACCGTGCGTTCGAGTCGCACTACTCGGACCAAAGCCCTCTGAAATCGATGATTTCAGAGGGCTTTGTTTATTCGCTGTCTTTACCGTGAAGTAGCTGCCCACTCAAAAAGCACTCCGCTGGGAAAGCTCCACTCTCCATTTCCGCAGCACATCCCGCAAGGGCTCGTCCAGATACTCCCACGCTTTCTCTTTGATCCACTGTGGCACACCGTAGGCCGCCTCCGCAACGCTGCCAGTGATGGCAGCCAGGGTGTCGCTGTCGCCGCCCAGAGAAATAGCGTTGCGGATGGCATCCTCAAAGTCGGTGCTCTCCAGAAAGGCGGTGATGGCCTGGGGTACTGTGTCCTGGCAGCTTTCATTAAACCGGTAGCCGGGCCGGATCTCGTCCAGCGTCCGGCTCAGGTCATAGCCGTACTTTGTTTCTATGAACTCACGAAGTTCAGGCATCCCGGCCTCAACACGTTTCTCTTTGCGCCGGTACCGCATAAACATGATGGCATCAGCAACCGCACAAGCGCCCTTGATCCCTTCGGGATGATCGTGGGTCACTTCCGCAGAGCGGGTGGCGTAGACGTTGACTTCACAGGCTGTGTATGTGAGATCCCAGCTTGGCTCCACCCAGAAGCCCACCGGCGACACCCGCATGGCGGAGCCATTGCCCCAAGAGTGGTAGGGCTCCCGGCTGTCGGTCACGAGCCAGCTTCTGAAGCGTCCGCCGTACCCGGCATTGGGGTACATCCTGCCGTACTTTTTCATGGCGTCAATGAAGTCGTCCTTCTCCCCGCCGTTCATCAGAGCCTCAGCCACAGCGATGGTCATGACCGTATCGTCCGTGAAACAGCACTTGTCCTGAAAGAACGGAAACACCTTGGTCTTGATATTGTTCCACTCATAGACCGACCCCACGATGTCCCCGATGATGGCTCCCATCATTTACGCCAACCCCTTTTCTTCATATCTTTGCGAATGGCCTCCATGGGCGCAGCGGGAACCGCGCCGGTGGCCCGGAAGCAGGCCACTGTCTCGGACATAGCCTGGAAGTTCAACTCGGTCCCTGCCCCGTCCGGCACATAGTCCACCGCCCGGTCGGGGGCGATCCCGAACCGGCCCGCTGTCTCTACGGCGTCGATGTTAGCCCCCAGGAACACGAACTCCCAGCCGTACTTCTCCTTTTCATGCTCGATCATGGCCTTGACCTTCTGGGAAGAGAACTCCCGGCTGGAATTCTCCTCCCCGTCTGTGATGATGACGAACATCACCTTGTCGGCCCGGTACTCCTCCGCCGTGTTCCGCTGGACAACCGCCAGCTTCCGGATGGTCCGCCCGATGGCGTCCAGCAGGGCCGTGGAGCCGCCCACCTGATACTCCCGCTCGGTCATGGGGCTCACCGCCCGGATGTCGATGCGGTCGTGGAGCAGCTCGTAACGGTTGTCAAACAGCACCGTGGTGATCCGGCACTCACCGGGGAGCGCCTTCTGCTTTTGGAGCATGGCGTTGAACCCGCCGATGGTGTCGCTCTCCAGTCCCGCCATGGAGCCGCTCTTGTCCAGAATAAAGACCAATTCTGTTGCTTTCATCAAAATGACCTCCTTGTGTTTTGGATGGCTTCATTTTAGCCCACACAGGAGGTCATCAGGTCGCTTGCAAATCGACAATTCAGGTGCCTAATAGCGGCTGGTCGTAGGCAAACAGCACCTCATTGATCTCAAAAACATCGTACTTCCCATTCACAATGAAATATTCCACGATCACATCGAACTTGCTGGCGTGGGACAGGGCATAGCCCGCCCGCTCCAGCAGGTCGTCCGTTTCAGGAAGGGTCAACTCCAACGCAATTGCCAGAGCCAGGATTGTGGGCTTCTTGGGAGTGTAGCCCTTACCGGTGCGGATCTTGGAAAAGAGCTTTCGGTCCATGTTGGCCCGCTTGTAGACCTCCACATCGGTCTTGCCCTTCTTGTCAATGAGCTTCAGGAGGGTATCCGAAAAAGGCTCGTCCATGTTTTCCATCAGGTCGTCCAGCCCCTGAGTGGGCATGGCCATAGGTGTCGCCATAGAGGGCATCTGGGCGCTCAGATTAGACTTTGCCACTTCGCGGAGAGCGTCCTCCTCCACATCCAGAAGCTGCCGCCGGGTAACCCGGTGTGTGTCCACATAGTGCTGGTCGATGTAGCTCTCCACATCCCCCAGCAGGGCCTTACTGATCTGGAAGGAGGACTTGTCAAAAACCGCCAGATAGACCTCCATATCGTGATGGCGCAGAAAATCTTCGATGGCTTCGTGGGCCACCTCCAGTGCCTCGTCCTTGGGGTAGCCGTAGATGCCGCTGGAGATGAGCGGAAAGGCGATGCTTTCGCAGCCGTTCTCTTCCGCCAGCTTCAGAGACTCTATGTAGGCGCTGCGGAGCAGCTCCTGGCACTGCCTCTTGTTCCAGAAGCTGTAAACCGGTCCGGCAGCGTGGATCACATACTTGGCGGTCAGTCCAAAGCCGGGTGTGATGGCAGCATCCCCCGTTTTGATCGGAGCAACTTTGTCGCAGGCCGCTTGGAGTTCCACTGGCCCCGCCGCTCGGAAGATGGTGCCGCAAACCCCACCGCCCATTTGCAAGTCGGTGTTGGCGGCGTTGACGATGGCATCCACATTCATTTTTGTGATGTCCTGGCGGACGATGGTCAGTGGCATGGGATCACCTGCTCTTTCTCTGATTGTGTTTACCCAATTACACTCATATCTTACCACATTCTTATTTTATTCTCAATCAGACATTTCTTTCCGTATTTCATCATAATATCTCCGAACTGTGTTCCTATCCACCCTGGCCTCTCTCGCAATCAGACTCTTATTTGTGATCTCCGGGTGCTGACACATATAGGTAGCGATTCGCCTTTTCCTCTTGCTCACACCGTCTGGTATCCCATTAAGGTCACCAGCTTGTTTGACAGCCTGAATCTCAGCTTTCATTTTCTCAATTAGGCACGGTAGCAAGGCCTCGCATTCCTCCCTCGTCTTGGCGTACACATTTCTTGAATGTTTCTTCCCATCTGGCCACACGGGGGAATAGCGTCCTTCCCAAAGATGCTCACTAATTTGAGTGATACAGCCGGTACCTGGCTTACGCATCTTGCCCATATATGCCTGAAAGGTAGTCATAGTCCGTTTTGCTTGCGACTCTGCGGGTAACTCCTGCGGAGCCTTTTTCCCTATCCCTTGGTCAATCTTTGCCGCAGCCTCTACCCGCATGGTGTCTGTGACATGTGTGTAGATGTCCAGCGTAGTGGCCGCCGACACATGGCCCAGCATAGCAGAAAGGGTCTTAACATCCATCCCATTGCCCAGGGCTGCGGTAGCGAAGGTATGTCGAAGGTCGTGGAACCTCACCTGTTTACATTGGGCATGTTCTAAAATCAGGTGAAGCCGCTGCCGGATGGTCGCAGGATCCAACGGACTGTCTTCCTTCACCGGAGATGGGAACATCCATTGGGAACCCACGGTTTTCCTATACTCCGTCAGGATCATCAGCATGGGCAGTGGTAGAATGATCGTGCGAATAGAGGCTTTCGTCTTGGGCTGAGAGATTAGAAGACCGTCCTCCCTGGTGCGATAGACCTGCTTCGAGATATGCAGCTCCCCAGTCATGGGATTCAGATCCTCCCATCGGAGGGCCAGCAACTCTCCCCGGCGCAGACCAGTGGTCAATTCCAGAAGGAAAAGCTCAAAGCACTCCTCCGCCTTGGCCTGAATCAGAAGCCGCTGAATCTCCTCTCGAGTCAGCACCTTCATTTCCCTTGTTTTCTTCGGTGGAAGTTTGCAACCAATAGCCGGATTAATACTGATCAACCCCTCGATTTTGGCTCTCTCCAGTGCCGACCTGCAGTTAGTGTGGCATGCACGCACCATGCTGCCTGACAGCCCCTCTCCAAATTGGTCGACATAGATAAGCCGTCCACTCTTTTTCAGTCTGGAATAAAACTGCTGAAGATCGTTCTGAGTCAGCTTGTTCAGGAGGATTTCTCCAATCCCTGGAATAATATGCCCATAAATTCGTCCTTCATAGCTGGTTCGGGTGGTAGTTCGCAGCTTGGGCTTGGAGTAGTTTTGATACCAGAAATCCATCCAATCTCCAAAGGACATCCCCGGATATATCTTCTGCGACTTGACCGGTTTCACTTGTTCCTTCAGCTTTTTTAGTTTCTCAATGCACTCGGCCTTAGTTTTGCCATAGACGCTCTTTGTCTTGGGCCGATACTTTTCATCATAGCCGATAACAACCCGGCCCTCCCAGCGGCCATCCATCCTCAGTCGGACTGTGCCTTCGCCATTCTTACGCTCTCTTCCCATGGCCTCCAGTCCTCTCCTAAAATGTTTCCCATAAAATCACCTACGATAGACGCTGCTTGCTTCTGCATATCACCAGTCACATGGGTATAAGTATCCAGCGTGAAGGAAGCATTAGTATGGCCCAAGATCCCAGACAAAGTCTTGGCATCTACCCCGCTGGTAAGAGCATGTGTGGCAAATGTATGCCGCAGATCATGAAACCTGATACCAGGCAGTCCCTCCTGTTTTAAGATGCCCTTCAAGCGGTAATAGGCTGAGGCAGGATTCATGGGCTGTTCAGGTTCCCGCACCTGAGGGAATATCCAATCCGTCAGGGCAGTTTTCTTCCGCTCCCGGAGCATGGCAGCCGTAGTAGCAGGCAGAACGATCTTTCGGCTTCCTTTCCCCGTCTTAGGCTCTCCTATGTCCAGAACGCCTCCTCTCTTTGCATGGACAGTGCGCTGGATCTTCAGGACTCCCTCTTCCTCATCAAAATCATCCCAGCGAAGTCCACATAGCTCCCCACGGCGCAGGCCCACGGTCAGTTCCGTATAGAAGAAATCCCTCCAGAACTCGTCCCGCCGGATGGCATCCATGAATTTGTCCATCTGCTCATCATTGAGTATCTGCTTGGGGTGATAATTCGGTTTGGGCACTGAGATACCTTCGGTTGGATTTCTGGCAATCAAACGCTCCTGTTCGGCGATCTTCATTGCCTGATGGAACACGGCGTGGATGCGGACAACCATGGCATCAGAGAGCTGGTGTCCGTACTTCGGATGTTCATGAACACGGCCCTCCTGCTTTAGTTTTGCGTAGAGCTTCTGCACATCTATGGATGTGACCTGACTCACTCGCTTACCCCCCAAATAGGGCTTGATGTAGTGCTTGGTATAGTTGCGGTAGCCATCCAATGTGCTGGGCCGGACGGTGAGTGTCACATATTCCTCCAGCCAATGATCCAGCCATTCCGCCAAGGTCATGAAGCTGTCCTCGGTTAGTTCTACCCCTTCGTAGGCAATCAGATCCTTGTGGAGCTTCGTCAGCAGCTCCTTCTGCGTTGGGGCATAGAAATAACGAAAGATGGGATCCCTGTTTTCTTTGTGACCCACCACGATACGGCCCTCCCAGCGGCCATCAGGACGTTTACGCACCATGCCTTCACCGGAGGGTCTGCGTTTCGTCATAGGGAGCACCTACTTTCCCGCATTACACAATACGATACCCCGGCTCCGAAGATTATCGTACCGGGGCAAAATCAGGAGGATAACAAGGAGCCTTGAAACCGAATAACGTGTCTATCCTCTTTTCTCATCTACCTGAGCATCAATCCAGGCAAGGAACTTATCCCGGTGAATATAAATACGCTTGCCAACGTTAAAAGCCGGGAAATCACTCCGCTTCACTAATTCATACATCTGGGAGTTCCCCATTCCAAGGAAGTCCGCAGCCTCGATCACATTGAGGATCATCGGAAGTTCATTGATGCTCTTATATTTACTTCTTTTCATAGGTTCATTCTCCTTTTTCTATTCCCATTTGTTTCATCGCATATCAATCCACCTGTTTCAAAGGAAAAGGCTTCAAGCATGAGTTTAGCATTTTCAAACAAAAGATTGCGCCATTGAGCCAAAATACTTCTCTTCTTTTCGTTGCTATTGGCCATAGCTATTCGTTCCCTTCTGTGGTAGTGTTGCGAGTAAGGAGGTGAGTTGGGCATGAGCTTGGTCGAAGGAACATCAGCCAAAAAGCGAGAAGGCTACCAGATCATTACTATTGAGCCAACCAAGAAGCCAGAGGAAATTCGGCTCAGAGTTGCGGCTTATGCCAGAGTTAGTTCGGACTCCGATGACCAAGAGAACTCTCTCGCCGCCCAAACTCGCTACTATACCGATCATATTGCCGAAATGCCTCAGTGGGATCTGGTAGACATCTACGCTGACGATGGTATCAGCGGCACCTCAGCTGAAAAGCGCACGGACTTCCAGCGGCTTATGAATGATTGCCGCCGGGGGCTTGTGGACAGGATTCTGGTCAAGTCCATCTCCCGATTTGCCCGTAACACCCCGGAGTGCCTACAGGCAGTTCGGGAGCTGAGAGAGATGGGCGTCAGCGTCTACTTTGAGAAGGAAAACATTGATACTGACCGCATCAGCAGCGAAATGATGCTGACCGTTTTCTCCTCCTTCGCCCAGCAAGAGAGTGAATCCATCTCCGGGAACATGAATTGGGCTTGGCGAGTGCGAATGGAGAATGGCACGTTCGTACCAAATAGCCAGCCTTTTGGCTACTATCTGGATGAAGGGCATATCGCAGTGGACGAAGCCAAAGCCGAATACGTTCGTAAAATATTCTCCCTCTACCTATCGGGGAAGAGCACCCTGGACATCGCTCATTATATGGCTGAACTGGCCAACACCCTTCCGGAACTCCAGAACATCAAGTGGACCTACAAAGGAGTGACCCGTATCCTGAAGAATGAGAAGTACACCGGAAACTCCCTGTGGCAAAAGCGCTTCACCACCGATGACTTCCCTCACAAGAAGGTCAAAAACAGAGGAGAACGGCAGCAATACTACGCTCAGGAAACCCACCCTCAAATCATAGACCAGGAAACCTTTGACCGGGCCCAGGTTCTCATGAGAAAGCAAAATCGTCATAAAGCACCGACCCCGGAAGCAAGTCACTCGGCATTCAGAGGCGCCTTAATCTGTGGGCACTGCGGGTGCCTTCTTCGCAGAAAAGCCATCCGTGGCGTTGGCTATCGAACTTGTCGTCATAGAGATGACGGAAACGCCGAATGCTCTCTCCTCCCAATTCGGGAATCTGATATGGAAGAGCTCTTCTGCCGTGTCTACTATAAGCTCAAGCACTATCCCCTTCTTTCCCAAATGCTTGCCGATCTCCGAAAGGTCTCTGAAAATCGGATGTTATGGAGAGAAGATGTCATAGCACTTAACAAGAAAATGTCAGATATCGCAAGTCAGGAACAGATGTTGGCCTCTCTGAAAAAGCAGGGCCTCATCGATCCTGACATTTTTATTGCCCAAAGCAACAACCTCGCGCGTGAGCTTCGGGAGATAAAGCGCAAGAAGGAACGGATCCTGGATGGAGACTCTGACGACACGATACCCAAGACTCAAGAAATGACTGAGGTCTTAGACAATGGTCCCTCCTTCCTTGAAAATTTTTCGCCAGAGCTTTTCCAAGGGTTGGTTGAACGGATCACCGCAGTAGACAACAGCCACTTCGTTATCCGCTTGAAGAACGGCTTGGAATTGTCAGAAACGCTTAGTCTGGAGGATTGACCATGGGATATCGAAAGCTTCCCTACGGATACAGGATGGACATGGGAGAAACCTGTGTCGATGAAGAAGAGGCAGAAAACGTCAAGAGGATTTTTAGTGATTACCTTGATGGTGCTTCCTTCAAATCGATAGCGGCAGGGCTGGCAGAACGCTCCATCACATTTGACGGAGAAAAGCCCTGGAACAAAAACATGGTCGCCCGGCTCCTTTCCGATGAAAGATATGCTGGCAAAGCGGGGTTTCCAGAAATAATACCCGTTGAGACACTGGATAAAGCCGTAAGGAAGCGGCAAACGCAGAAAAAGCCCAGATTACCCTCCCCTGGGTATCGGGCAGCTCAGAAACTCTCTGGCGGACGAGTGTCTGAGGCCGCAGAGCATCAGTTAATCGCCCTTCTCAATCGCCTGATAGATGATCCCACAGAAATCGAACTCCCCAAAGCGGAGGGCAAATGTGGCCAGAATCCCAATCGTGTCGAGCTGGATGCCACCCTGAGGCAGCTTCCAGTAGATGAGGAAAGGGCCAGAGAACTCATCATTCAAGGCACCCTCTCAGCCTATGAGAGCATCCCAACCACAGAATACGAAGCGGTGCGCCTCCAGCATTTATTCAACTGTGCCCGCTCAATCAGGGAGTTAGATGCAGAGTTTCTATACGCAGCCGTTACAAGGATCAATGTCACATGCGGGCTCTTAATTAGCGTTGTGCTGAAGAATGGGCAAACCGTTGAGTATCAACCAAAGAGGTGAGAAATATGGTGAAAAATCAACCAAAGGTCATCGTTATCCCGGCCAAGCCTGAGATTGCAAAAGAGCGGGCGGTAAAGCGCCAACTCCGGGTTGCCGCCTATTGCCGGGTATCCACCGATGAAGAGGAGCAGCTCACCAGTTATGAAGCTCAGCAAAAATACTTTACGGATAAGATCATGAGTAACAAAGACTGGTCTATGGTTGACATCTTTGCCGATGAGGGCATCACGGGAACATCAGCTAAAAAGCGTCCTGAGTTCCTGCGAATGATCAAATATTGCAAGCAGGGCAAGATCGACATTATCTTGGCCAAGTCCATATCCCGCTTTGCCAGAAACACCGTTGACTGCCTCACCTATGTGCGAATGCTCAAAAGCATGGGAATTGCGGTTATATTTGAAAAAGAGAATATAAACACTATGGAGATCAGCAGCGAGGTCTTCGTTGCTATGTACAGTGCCTTTGCCCAGAGCGAAAGCGAATCCATCAGCGGCAACGTGGCTTGGGGCAAACGGCAGGCCATGCGAGAGGGCAAAGCAATTATCCAATATGCCAAGCTATACGGCTATTGCCGTGGAGCGGATGGAGAGCCACAGATTGTCCCCAGCGAAGCCTCAGTAGTGCAGCGGATCTATGATGAGTTCCTGTCTGGTGACAGCCTCGGAACAATCGCAGAGAGGCTGAACAACGAAGGCGTTCCATCCAGAGGAACATGCTGGTATAGTACAACAGTCCGTGGAATTCTGACCAATGAAAAGTACTGCGGTGATGTTCTTCTACAGAAACACTTCTGCACAGACTGCATCTCCAAAAAGGTCGTCAAAAACGAAGGGCAGCTCCCAATGTACCTCATCCAGAATCACCATGACCCAATCATTGAAAGAGATACCTTCGATGCAGTGCGGGTCGAACTTGCAAGGCGAAACGCCCGCCTGAGTCCTTCGAAAAAGCAAGCCTCAACGGGCAAGGCAAGATATTCCAGCAAGTTCGCACTGAGCGACCGTCTGGTTTGCGGTGAGTGTGGAACACTATACCGGCGATGCACCTGGACTTACAAGGGCAGATATCATGTATGGCGTTGCATGAGCCGGTTGGACTATGGGACGAAATATTGTCACAACTCACCCACATTGAAAGAGGAGCCCCTCCAGGACGCCATCCTCGCTGCCCTGAACTCAGCCATGAGCGATAAGGCAAAACTGATGGACGAGATCACCAAATCATTGGAAATCGAGTTGGCCCCTAAGCCCAGCGGGGAACTGAGTTTGAGTGATATTGATGCCCGAATCGAAGGGATCAGCCGAGAAACAATGGCTATCGTCTCCGAAGCAGCCAGCCGAGGCACACAAACAGAAGAGGAAGCTTCCCGGCTGAAGGTACTCGTTGATGAGACACAGAAGCTCAGGGAAATGCGTCAGAGGCTTCTGGAAGAGGGGGACTCTAAAGCCGGAGTAACAAATAGAATTAAATACGCCACCTCCGTCATGGCATCGACAACCAATGTCTTCCATGAGTGGAATGACAGCATCATTCGGCAACTCGTAGACACGGTAAAAGTCATTTCGGCTACAAAGATCGAGGTTATCATTCGGGGAGGAATCAGTGTGATGCAGGAGCTTTCATCCGATTAACCTCTCCCCAAAAGAGGTTACGCATATAAAATAGGCGTAACCTCAAGCCGTGAAAACACTACGTTCTATTCGAAATAGGACTCTTCCTCAGAAGATTCGCCGTCATAGTCCTCATCCGTTTCCTCGGGCTCTTCTTCACTCGCTTCCTGATGCTTTGCCCCATTTTCATCCTCAAGCACATCAAAGATTGAAGAATCCCTTTTGGAGTAGAGCCATCTGAGCGGGAGCATAAATGCATTATTTTTCCTTTTCCCGTTATATTCAAGGACCATTACCTCGGCATACCCCATGGAACCGCCTCCACGCTCCTTGCCCGTTCTCGATATCTGCTTGGGGCTGAAGCTGCCAACCTTCTCCTTGAATTGCCGATCATCCAATTTATCCCCATAGGTCTCTATCAGGCGGGTCATGGCATTAAGGAAGTTTCCAGATAATGATATGGCATCGCCTTCCCATGTGCCAACAAGCAAACGCAGCACACGATCCAAGACATGATAACCGCTGCGTTGATAAATAGCCTCTAATGTGGAGATGGCGCAAATCATTCCATTTTGCCTTTTCCCACCAAGCTCCAGACTGTACGACTCAACAAGTGCCTTGATCATCATTTGCTGCGGATTTCCAGCCTCAATATTCGCAACAAACACCTCATACGGTGTTAGCGTCTTGACGAACTTCTGTTGATTGGCAAAAATGTCAGCCTCGTGCTCATAGTTTAGATCATCGTATATCATGCACCAAACTGGAGTATCACGAGAGCCAGAAGCACGGGCAACGATCTCGATGGTGTGTTGGCCATTAAAGACATAGTTGACTCCATCCCGGCGGCTCACTTTGACTGGATTGATTTGGTAGAGGTCAAAGTTTTCCGCCGTCTTCTCTATGTGAGTCTGAGATAGATCACGCTGATAATTCTGATTTGAAACGAGATTTGATATGGGGATCAGTTCAAAATGCACCTGCGGGACAAAAGCATTAAATCCTTCCTCACCCAATGGAGCCACCTCCCAAGGATCGAGATAGCTCGATCACCTTATTATCCAAAGTGGCAAGCTCCCGGATCAGCCGGAGTTTGGCCTTCGGTGAAACATCATCCAGTTTCGTCTTTTGTTCCAGACGCTCCAGGGAACTCACCCAGGATGGAATTGTGAGTGCCATACCGATCAACTCCGCATCCGGATCATAGACCGGCATATCCTTTATCGTTGCTCCCATTTCTTTGTATGGCTCCTTCCTTCTTGGAAGTTCTTGTATAGCAGTGCGAGGTACTTTATAGCGGTTACTCGCCTCTTCTTTTGCTTCGATATTGCTCATGACAATCTTTATTTCTTGGGGTGAAAGTTCAGCAAGTTCTACCACATTTTCATGAGAGATCTTGTATTCTCCCGAAAGAATCTTCGGGAAAATCTCTGGCACTTTCTTCTTAAGCTTCTCTAACGCCTTGGAGTACAGCGAGTACTTCTGAACTGTGGCCGGAGAGATATTGTTCTCTCGGGCTATCCGCTCCGCTGTTAGATGGCGCTTATATTCGCTTTTTTCGATTTCCGCTTCACTTTCTGGATCGAGCCGTCCATACTGGTTAAGACCCATTTTGTTCCTCAGACTCCTGGAAATCTTTTCAGCATCGTATTGGACACCAATGAGATATTTTCGGGTAGCCTCGGATAGATTTCGACGCCCAAGTTGATGGTTGCAGATCCAGGCAATAACACTCTCCCGGCAATCAAATTCCTTCTCGATGACATTGAATGGTATGCCATGCTCTGCGCATATCTCATACCTGTTGTGACCATCCACTATAATGCCCTTCCATGTGATGATGGCATCCAGACAGCCATCTGCCATAAGGTTGGCCTCAAGCTGTTCTCGCTCCGCAGTAGTCAGTGGGCGAATCAACCCACGGAACTCCGGATCAATTTTCAGTTTTGGCCTATGCATGATTGCCCTGGACCTCACTCTCTAAGGGTTGTATTGAGCTCAGAGGAAAGACGCACATCTTTTCTTCGGGAATGACTACGCCAGTGAGTCGGTAGCTTGTCCCGGCATGAAAGCAGTCGAATTCTCCCCTCAGCTTCTCCACAAATGGACGGCTGTATATCTCAAAAGAGAAATCGGAATCCATGGTAGAGGGCTTGAGCTTATGTGCAGCGCTGTCAAATTTTGAAGAATCTACTGAGCGGATAGCAACTTGCTGCGCCTTTCGATTGACCAAAAGCTGGATATAGAGAGGATCGCCAATCAAGTGCAAAGATGCCTTATGGATTCTGAGCCGTGATTTCTTTAAATCTATAGAAATCTGTGTGAGTGTCCGAATACCGTCAGCCATCTTGGGATCCCTCCTGCCCATGGCTTATGGCCAGTTGTTCTGACTCTGTCTGGGGTGGTACATCCTGTCTCTTCCTTGCCGGATCCTTTATTGCAAACACTGCATAGCCATCAAAAATATTAATCTGAAAGGACTGTTGGTGTTCCTTGAGTGGTAGCCCAAATTGGTCTTTCCATTCTTCTGGGAAGGCGGGGGTTCTTGCTGCCTTTGGCTTCTCTCCCTCTCTAAAAATCTTTTGGTACACCTCAGTAGCCGTTAGATCAAAGACTATGAGGTATTCACCTTTAGCATATACGACCTTTCCAAGCATCTTATAGCGGAAGTCAGGATTCCAGCTCATAAGAGAAAACATCTTTACGGAGAACAGTTTCCCAGTGGTCTGGCGAGGAACCCGCTTCCCCTTTGACATGCTACACCACATAAAAGAGTCTCTATCCCCTTCATGGCAGGGTCGAAGTGCCAGTATCTTTGTCTCCTGATTGACCAAGACCTGAACATAATCCGCTGTCGGGAACTTTTTCAGGCAAGCGGAATTGACATAGAACTTGAAGTTATTGAATGTAATTGAAGGCTCCTGGAGATGGGCAAAGAATTCACGTCTTACAACTTGGAAATGCTCCAGATCAAGGGTCCCATCCATTCTGAGCAGCTCATCATCGATCCCAAGCGCCGGGATAAATTCTCCCTCGGGAAGTGCAGACTCCTGCTGGGAAGAAGGAGCAGATCCAATTCCGTCATTCAACTCGATCATGTACTATTCCACCTCCGAAAGTGGGATGTCCCCAATCTGGGAATGAATAAAGCTTTTCAAGACCTCAAAATCGGTAACATTGAGCTTATTGCCTGACTCAAATAGCTCTCCCTTTATCAAAAGGGCCCAGTCCTCCTTTCTCTGCTCTGCCAATGCAGCAAAGGAGCGTTCATGAAGATAGAATTGCTGGCCAAAGGTCTGTGCCCACTCAACAGGAATTGCCCGAATACGCTTTCCCGAAGGGGTAATTGGCTGACCTCCTTCTTGCGCATCTTCTATCATGAAGGGCTTAAAAAAAGTTTCAGAGTCGCCTGCCTCAAAAATAAAAGCAAGCTCACCACTCTTTTCACATAACGACCCGGTAATACGATACTTTCTATCCTCTCGCCAGCCAAACAACGAATAAAGCGTTGAACTAAAGGCCGCAGCCGGGATCTCCTTGGGGCGGTACTTACCATCTTGGTACTTTGAGATTGTGACTCCATTTCGATTGTTCGGCTCTGCCGGACGAACCGCAAACATCTTGGATACAGGATTAATAAGTAGCTCTACGAAGTTTTGCTTCCCAAATCGGGCAACGCAAGAACCGCTGAATTTGACCTTTTTATCGAAGAACGAAACCGCAGGATGACGGAGAGAATCAAACAGCTCAGACCGCGCAATCTCGAAGCCCCGCAGATCAAACGTACCGTCTTCGGCTTCAATTTGAACTTCATCCCCGGCACCATGATCTGCTCCTGGAACAACATCTTCCGCTGAATAGACGCTTTTCGATGCCTGAAGATAGTTTGCGGTAGTAAATGCCCCCCAGCGAGGGTTGAGGACAACAAAACCCTTTAGAATCCCAGAGTCAATAACAAGGAGTTCGGGCAAAATGGATTTGTTCTTGTATTTGGCGTTGTCTAAAAGGCGTTGGACTGCGATAAAATCATCTCTCGAAACAATTGCCTCATGGTGGTCTCGATATCGGCTCTGGGGCCGTTGGCCATTCCGATTGGCACGCTTCTTATGACTTCTATAATCGACCGTGTATGTCTTTCTGGTCAACACATCTCCACAATGCCGTTCGTTTCGGAGGATCTGGACAATACCTCCGGATGTCCATTTCACATTACCCAAGTAGGATCGCTTCCCAATCGCATTGAATGTGTTGGCAATCTGCTGGGTAGAGTAACCGTACAGATACATGTAGAAGGCCAGCTTTACCGTAGGAGCCTCTTCTGGATTGATAATCAGATTTCCTTCCCCATCATGCGTATAGCCAAGTAGCTTGGGTGTCAGAGGGATTCCGTGATCGAGCCTCATCCGCAAAGAAGCCTCCATGCTTCTGCTTCTTGTGTGTGATTCTTCCTCTGCCATGATTGCCTGGAAACTTAATCCCATCTGGGACTCATCCTTCAGGGAATCGATAGATTCAGACTCAAAGAACACCCCCACCGGCGGATTGAGCTCCGCCAACTCACGCACAATACCAATACAATCCGTGGTATTTCTGGCAAAGCGGGAAACGCTCTTACAGACAATCAAATCTATCTTCCCAGCATGACTATCCATAACCATACGGTTAAAAGCATCTCTGTGTTTTCGAGAAGTGCCACTAATTCCCTCGTCAGCATAGATTCCAACCAAAGTCCAGTTGGGGTGCTTCACTACGAACTCCTCATAATACTTCTTCTGAAGCTCATAAGAGGTCGTTTGCTTCACATCATCTGTCGATACCCGGACATAGATTGCAACGCGCCGATGGACATCATCATCGAAGATATC